TTTCTTGGCGGTTCCTCCTCGTCTGAGGGTTCCTTCTTAGGAGAGGGTTCCTCTTCAGAGGATTCCCAACACATGGCATCTGTCCACTTATCTAACGGAGAAAAGAAACCCCGCTCACCACTGCACTTGGTGAATAGTACCAAGCTGTCAGATGAGTAATCCTCGTCCAAAACAGGTCTTTCCTTCTTTCCTTTGCGATCTCTTGAAACACCACCCCTCACCTTCTTTGAAAGGTGACGATAGTTCCGGTCACTCTTGGTGTCATTCATGCTTCTGTACATGTTGTTTGTTGTATATAATAAATATTCTTTTTTTCTTCAATTTTGTCCTCCCTATAAAATGAAAATACTATACCATTTATATTAAAATGTATGTTTTTAACGTTAAGAGAGATTACATTTATCGTCCATTAACATTTCAGATGAACTAGATTATCGCCCCGAACTTCAACCTATCAGAGAACAAAGGACATGTTATGCTCAAACAGTAGTATATGTGAAAGGAATATATGTCTCCCCAATTTTTTTATAATAAATATGATGATGGAATGTTTCTATCTTTTCTTTTTGTAAAAGAAAAGATTACATAAAAAAGGAGGAAATATGACTCTTCAAACTGATTTCATCAAATCAACCCATCAAATTAATAAGCACAATCCAAATGATCAAACAAAGTTGAAGCTATATGGCTTTTACAAACAGGCAACTATTGGCGTTTGTAACACACAATGTCCGGGAGTATTTGGAGGTATTCGAGAAAGATATAAATGGGATGCCTGGAATGAATGCAAAAAAATGAGTAAAGATGATGCCATGCAAGAATATATCAAACTCGTCAATGATCATGCGTCTGGAAAGTAGAGTTCTGTTCTGATAAATGAGTCGAAATCATATATATCAATACCGGGAACATGTTCGTTTTCACCATGCTTAGCTAGAACATCTAAGGCATCCTGAACAGTAGGATAAATATGCCAAATATCATTGGTCCAGTCAGGGTCTTCATCTTCCCAGTATATACGATTTTCATCATAGACAAAGATGACCAAGACATAATTTCCGCGACGAAAAGGTTGCTGGTCGATGATAGAATATCCTGCAAAATTTGCATCGGATTCATTGGCGAACTTAGGTTTAAAACCCCCTAGTTGTATAAGATGATAGACATAACCCTCGTTGTGCGGGGAACGTCCGTCATTCCCCGCGAAGACGTGTATTGGCATGGTTACTTTAATATTGAAAATTATATTATAATTTTCAATTTTGACCATTAAAAAGATGATATTGATCGACACATCTTACATTTTCCATCGAGTAACTGCATGTGAGGTATGGTGTCGAAAAAGTAACAATAAATTTACTCATAATGCAGTCCTAAATAATTTCAATGCCTCAATTGAAAAATTGAGTAGGAAGTTAAATGTAGAAGTTAAGAATATGATATTATGTAGGGATGATCATATGATTAGAAGTTGGAGAAATAAAATATATCCATCCTATAAATCTAACAGAAAACATACCAAAACGTATGACTATGGACCATATATTAAAGAATTATATAAAAATATAGCGAAAATGTTTCCATTCACCTTAAGGGTTAAAGGTGCTGAAGCTGACGATATTATCGCCATTCTTACTTTTTATCTAATCAAACATGATCACGTTTACATTATCTCAAATGATAAGGATTTCTATCAGCTTCCAGTTGAATTAGAAAGTAAAAAAATTCATATATTGGATAATTCAAAATTTAAAGAGGCAGATACATCAAACTTTATTTTAGAAGATAAAATAGTCAATGGAGATAGAAGCGATAATGTAAAGAAGTTGAAGAAAGATTATTCTACATACGAATATCTACTTAACAAACAACTTGTTGATCTATCATATTCCCCGAGATGGATTCAGGATCAAATTTTCAATACCAATTTTTTTCCACTTATCCCAAATACAAAACCACTTAGAATTCAACTTGGATATGCATGTATCAATTCTGAGTTACGTAAGGAAAATATTTTTTGTGGAAGAGCTTGTAGATTAAATACAATAATAGAACAAGGAGCTCATTTTGCGGTTTCTCTTGCTAAAAAAAATCTAGACGATCTTGAGAAATTGGTTGATTGGAATTATGAAAATGGAATTCGTTTTATGAGAATAAGTAGTGACTTGATGCCCCATATTACAAATAAAAAGGCTCCAAGTTATGGTTTATCCCAATTTAAGAATCAGTTAGCGCGTATTGGAAAAAAGGCCAGATGGTATAAACAACGTCTTACATTTCATCCCGGCCAGTATAATGTTCTTTCTACTCCAAGTGAAAAAGTATTTGAACAGACTAGAGACGATCTGGAATGGCACGCTACTATTCTCGATATGATGGGAATGGATCAAGATTCGGTAATGATTGTTCATGGCGGAGGTGTATACGGTGATAAAGGTCTTGCTACACAACGATTTATTGATAATTTTTATAGAATGCCAGAATGCGTTCAACGCAGGCTGATACTCGAGAATTGCGAGAAATGTTATAACATTGAAGATGTACTATATATTTCAGAGAAATGTAACATACCGATTGTTTTCGATACTCATCACTTTAACTGTTACAATATATGTAAAGAGTGTCTTCCAAATACGCCGGAATATTATATGCCTCAAATTTTAGAGGGATGGAAAAAGAGAGGTATCAAACCAAAGTTTCATGTTTCCGAACAACGGGAAGGATGTCGTCTTGGTGCTCATTCTGACTATGTTGAAGAAATTCCTAACTATTTGTTAGAGATTCCGGAGAAATATGATATTGATATTGACATTATGATCGAGGCAAAAGCAAAAGAACAAAGTATTTTTCACTTATATAAACGTTATCCATTATTATCACCATTCTGAACTGATGGACGAGGAAGCGGAAGCGGAAAATCATAGGTAATATTTGTAACAATAGGAATATTTTCCTTTCTCATAGCATCGGCCATCTTCAACATAAAATTGAGGATTTTGTCTTGTGTAAGAGTCATTTTTAATCTATCTATTTGTTAAACTTTTTTTAATAATCCATGTCATCATAATATCTAATTTTATAGGGACTCGTCGGAGGACTCGTCAGAGGACCCGTCTGAGGACCCGTCTGAGGACCCGTCTGAGGACCCGTCGGAGGACCCGTCGGAGGACCCGTCGGAGGATCCACCTTCTTTTTCTCCGAATTTCTAACGGAGTGAGGCTCCAAAGACAACTTTCCATCCTTTAATTGATTAACCATATCTTCAAAAGAGACTCCTCTTTTGCGAGGATCCTGAGTTTTATCCATCATATAATCTCCATCTACCTGAGTTATAAAACCCATATTACTTGTTGCCTTGAGCGGACTTCCCGTTTTAAGAGATTTTTTCCAGTCCGTTGTAGTAGTAACTAATATCATAGGTGCAAAAAAACCAACATAGTTCTCTAGTTTATCTGGAATATTATGAAGAGTATAGTCCTTCCAATCGATCAAGTCATCTCCATCATCCACTTTAACTTGAGCACTATTAACAATTTCCGGATTCTCAGTATCATCCATTTCAATAGTGACCGTCCTCGTCTTTCCCTGAAAATTAAAAATCTTTTCCTGAACTATTTTATCGGGACGATATGAAAATCGTGAGATATCCTGAATATTTGTTCTTTTTGAATCTTGATGAGTATAATGGATATTGATCAATTTCAATTCACTAGATTTTTTACCATTTGTACCGTGTGGTATAAGAAGTTTCTTTAGCATTTCATATGCCATATAGGGAAATTTGTTTCCTATGATTCCATTTCCACGGTTCGATGTGCAAACTCCGCACTGTTGATTAGTGATCAAAACTACGAGATAATCACTCTCCTTCATAATTTTATCTATCTTATTTCTTATTCACTATTAATATTTAATAATTTAAGTTTGAGCCTCAATATTCTCGACAAACTTTTTTTCTCGTTCTTCAGTATCGGTTTTTTCTTTAAAAGCAGATGCCTGTTCCAAACCAAGTGAAAAAAAGGTTTTTTCTTCCTCGATGGACAACTTTCCTTGACGATAAAAAGAATACAACTTAACGCTTTCATCTTCTCCCATATTCTTAAAAATCGAGTCAATTCGATACTTTTCATGTTCGGAAAATTGACGAATAATCATTCCTTCTTTCTTTGAAAGAGGACCTAAAATTGATCCTACCGGTATTTCAAATTTACTTACATTTCCAACATATAATATATTACTACTTGTCATAGGTGAAATATATAGATAAGGATAACAATCTACTGAACATAAATTACTAAATGTATCTCCCATAAAACTATATTCTTCGTAGACGCCAATATAACATAAGCTAGCCATCACACAATCAACCAATTTATATTTTGGATGTGTTGACGGTGAAATATAAGTAATCTTCTGATCTTTTCTAGAAAATAGTATAAAATTTGGAAATATCTTTGTCTTTTTCCAAATCTCTCCAAGTTTAATGTCCTTGGAGAAAAACTCCGAATTAGATAGATGTTCAATCAACCATTCTCTAATATAGCGTTTCTTTTCGTCCTCATTTTCCGGTACCAGACTTGAACCATTGACAAATGTTGATGTCAGTGACAAATCAGAAAGAATCTCAAATATCTGTTCATAATTATATCCAACAATCTTTAGAAAAACAAGTAAACTAGAACTACCACAGACATTCCACCATTCCACTCGATCAATTTGATCTTCGATTCCCTTCAAAAAACCGATTGTGGTGAATATGTTTGAGCCGTTATTTGAAAGAAAGAGCGATTGGTATTTAGACATTTTTAGATATTAATCCTTTAATACCAATTAAAATGGCTAGCATTGAGCAGATTATAAAAAATAAATATACGCCTCACAAAGACAAAGAAGAACTGGTTGATGTTCGAGTGATAAAAATAGAGGTGGATCCCGTTGACTCGATGGAACAAAATTCTTGGTTTTGGTTTTTTATCTTTTTATTATTCTTTCTTCTAATTATTTCCATTCTGGCTTGGTAAATTTTCTTATTTATAAGAAATTTTTTATACTGCTTCAAGAGAAGATATTCGAACATTATTCTGTTTTTCCTTTAGCAAATGCAAGAATAATCTCTCGATCACCCTTAAGCTTTTTAGAGAGATACATATATACGCATTCGTTGCTGGTAACCGCAGCTAGAGCAATCTCCCGATCACGCCTAAACTCTTCGGAGAGATAGGTATATAGGTACCCGCACTTGACAACCGCAGTGAGAGCAATCTCACGATCACCCATCAACTCTCCGGGGAGATATCTGAATACCAAACCAACTTTATTGACCACAGCGAGAGCAAACTCCCGATCACGCTTAAACTCTTCGGAGAGATATCTATATACCAAACCATTTTCGGTGACCGCAGTGAGAGCAATCTCACGATCACTCTTCAACTTTTCGGAGAGATATCTATATACCGAACCATTTTCGGTGACCGCAGTAAGAGCGATCTCCCGATCACCCTTCAACTCGTCTGAAAAATATTCGAAGACCAAACCATTTTCCTTGATCGCAGTAAGAGCGATCTCCCGATCACCCTTCAACTCTTCGGGGAGATATCTGAACATATAACCATCTTTCTTGATCGCAGTAAAAACAAACTCCAGATCACCCTTAAACTCTTCAGGGAGATATCTATATACCGAACCAATTTCGGTGACCGCAGCAAGAGCGATCTCCCGATCGCCCTTCAACTTTTCAGGGAGATGTCTGTATACCAATCCGTAATTAGTGACCGCAGTAAGAGCGATCTCCCGATCACCCTTCAACTCTTCGGGGCAATATTCGAACATTGCCCCGTATGCGGTGACAGCAGCAAGGGCGATTTCCCGATCACCCTTAAACTCTTCGGGGAAATAGGCGTATATGTTTGCATATTTTTTTATAGCAACGAGAGCAGATTCCCGGTCTTCCTGTGTCACCGAAGACTGACATGTTTTCAATTGTTCGTTCTCCATTGTAAAGTAATTTTATGGAGAACAATTAGTTTTATTTTCAATTTTGTCGAAGAAAAAATTCCTCTTCCATGGTAAAATGTTCCATATATATTTCTGGCGTTGGAATAATTAATGGTTGTACATCTACTATAGGACAACTATTCTTATAACAATGCCAATAAAAATCTTTTCTGGTTGGTATTTTCATTTTTGCTTCGATAAAGAGTTGGGCAAAAAGCGGATACCATTTTTCCAGATATTCATAATAATTATGACACCAATCTGTAAAATGATTATCTTCATTCATTATTTTTTTAAGAAATTTTTTTATTATACTTTAATATAAAAAAATTGTGCTAGTTTGAGTGGAACATTCTCATGAATGTCTGATCAAGTCTAAACTTCTCGGGGGAGATATTTGAATATCCGATAGTTGTTTTTAAGTGCGGCGAGAGCGAATTCTCGATCATTTCTAATCTCCAATGGGAGGTATAGGAATATCATGGCATCTCTCCTAATTGCGGCAAGAACAATCTCCCGGTCATTCTTAAGCTCTTCCGGAAAATATTTGAATGCGTGGCTGGTTCCCTTGATCGCAAGAAGAGCAATCTCCCGGTCATGTTGAAGCTCCCATGAGAGAAACTCAAACGTCAGCCCGCTTGCCTTAATCGCAAGAAGAGCAATCTCCCGGTCGTTCTTAAGCTCCCAGGGGAGATATTTGAATATACGGCTAGTTGCCTTAATCGCAAGAAGAGCAAACTCCCGGTCATGTTGAAACTCATAAGGGAGAAACTCAAACACCAATCCGCTTGCCTTAATCGCAAGAAGAGCAATCTCCCGATCATGTTGGAATCTTGGAAGGAGATTCCGAAAAGCCAGACCATTTGATTTGACCGCAGCAAGAATAATCTCCCGGTCATGTCTATACTTTTCGGGGAGATCCATATAAATTGTTCCGTCTCTCTCTACTGCAGCAAGAGCAATTTCCCGGTCATGTTGGAATTCATGAGGGAGAAACCTAAATACCGAACCATTTTTCTTGACCTTAGTAAGAGCAAACTCCCGATCATCTAGGGGAAATAGAGTCTGTTCGTCTGCCATTGTTTTTAACGCAAAATATTCTTTTTCATTTCAATTTCCTGATTAAAAAATAATTATTAGTTTATTTAATAATTAATGTAATATATATGGGGAGATAGTCATTCTCAATCTGAATCATCGGAATCTTCCTTCTTTGGTTTTTTCTTATCGAGTTTCGGTGGTGGAGGCAGGTTGTCATCTTCATCGGAATCGGATTCCTCCTTCTTAGGTTTTTTCTTATCAGATTTCGGAGGTGGTTTGTCACCTTCATCGGAATCTCCATCATCGGATTCCTCCTTCTTAGGTTTTTTCTTATCAGATTTCGGAGGTGGTTTGTCACCTTCATCGGAATCTTCATCGATAGGCGGTGGAATTCCGGCAATTGGTTCATTTTCTGAATCATTATCGGATGAATCTCCACCATCAATGTCAACTGGTTCAAGAACAGGAGCGATGATATCTTTGATATCTTTTTTCTTCTCCTTCCCAGAATCCTTCTTCTTATCCTTCTTTCCCTTGTCATTTTTACGACTTGGGTGAGGAGGAGAAGGAGGTTTTTCTGGGATAATAGATTTCATCCGAGCAACGAACCCTGCATCCTGCGCATATTCGTCGATATCATCTTGTTGAGCCGACTGATATTCAATCGGCTCAACGTTTGTTACAACGAAAGAGGAGAGGTAGATTTGAAGACTGTACTTGCCACCGCCGACATAAAGATTTGAAATAGAAAAACAGGGTATTCCGGTAATCGCGTTCGATTGGAGTTCGTCGAGAGTCAACTCTCGAACTCCAGGAACCTCGAATTTGCACCGGTATCCCTCGTTACTACCATCGTCTTCACGATAGGTAATCTTGAGATACCAGCTACCTATACCTGTTAGTTCTCCCTCCTCGTTCTTTTGGAACCAGACTGGAAACTTAATCGCTTTTTCAAGCGCCTGTTCACTTTTCACATCTTTAATACGGCATTGTTTTTTGGCCTTCCAGAGAGCTTTTGCAACTCCCTTTCGAATATTGTACAGCGTACCTTCCCCTCCTCCTCCATATGTAACATGATAAAAATCGTCATCTTTTGCATCTGAAATAAGTACGGAATCACCTTTTATGGTGTCCAATACTTTATCTTTAGATGGCTCACTGTAGACATTTGTAGACTTCTTTGTCTTAAATGTGTTAAACTCCACCATATCGACATCTTCTACGTGTACCCAACCATCTCGAGCACCTCGATCTGGCGTGTCACAGAATTCCAAGACGGTTTTTTCTTTCAAATCCAAACTCGCCTTACCCATCAACTTCTTAAATGGATCCCCCTCTTTTTGTTCAAAATATAGACCTCTTGGAAAGCTTATCGGAAACTTGGCCTTAAATCTGGCCGCTCCTCTAAAATTACCTCCATCCTTCTGATCGTGATTGTACTTGACAAAGTGTTTTGAATAATTCTTTGCTTCGTTAAACTCACTCTTACTGTGGGAAAAGTTCCCCGCTTTGATGTTCTTGGTTAGAGTAGTCATCTTTCTTTTCTATAAAATCATCTTTATTCGAAAATCATTTTCGGTATTTTC